CTCTTCTTGACGATTTTTTGTTCATACTTTCGCAACAATTCCAGCGGTTCATCTTTATACCCCGTTGCATTAATATTCCCTATATTTCTGTATCTACCACCTTCAACAAAAATAGTACCATTATTATTAATTATACCTTCATTTTCATTATTTTCAAAATCTTCTTTTTCAGGTTCATCAGAAAAAACATCGGAATACTCATAAGGAACAGTTGTACTTCTACACCGAGGATGCATTGGCGGATAATTTTCTCCTTCCATTGCATTTTCCGTCTTAAACACTTCACCGTTAAGACTAGCACAAGTATGACTTGTTCGACTATCCAATACCGCTAAAAACTCATACTTAACAACTCCAGAATCTTTGTACCCCATAAGCGTTGCTTGATTTTGTATATGAGCCGTTTCAGTTCTTACTAACCTTTCAGCATTTTTATAACTTGTATCAAACTTCTTAGATATATTTTGCGACATAGTTCTATAGTTAATACCTTTATTCAGTCCAACAATCACTTCATTTTTTATCGCTTTCGCTAAATTATCTACATTACTCCATATTCTACTTGAATAGTTAGCTCCACTCCATTCTTGTTCCAGTGCCATTTTTATTGTATCACTACTAATCGCACCTTTTTTAAAATTCAAATCTTCAACAAATGATGTATAAGTGTTTTCATAAACATCAGCCAGTGTATCTGTCACTTTACCCTTTATTTTCTCTCCTGCCTGTATAAGTTCATAGTCGATACCAGCTTTTAAATTATCCATTCGGCTGATGCGGCTTTTATATGCCAGTGTTTCAAGTTCAATTGATAACTTTCTGAATTCAATAGGATTACTTTTTTTCAACTTTTCAATTTCCTCTACATATTTTCCTATATCGTATCGCCATTCTTTAAACTCAGTACCACGAAGCAGTCTATTCGCTTGAATCTTGTCAATACCTAGTTTTGTTACTTCTTGCTGATATTTAGTATACAATTTTGCTATTTTATTCTCTATTTCTTTTTTGCTCTCGCTAAGTATTTTTACATACTCTCTATATGCTTCTGTACCTTTATTAAACGATAACTCTTCTCGCGCAAGTTGTCTTTTTTCCCAATATTCTTTATTTTTGTTTTTCATCTATTTCTTCCTGTTCATTTTTTAATCCCTTATATTCCAATGGTTGCTCAATTTGATTTTCTTTTTCAATCTTTTTCAATTCCGCTTCAGTATCTTCAATAAAAGGCAGTAATGATATTAAACTTTCTTGTGATACAACATTTTGTAAATTTGTTATTACAGTTGAAAGTTCAACCAAATTTTCAGGAGTATTTCTCGTGAATATTTTTTGAATATCTAACGGTTTCAATGATAATCCAAAATAATCAAAAATTAACTCTAGCCTTTCGTTTAATGCTTTTTTAAAGTACATTTCTTTTTGTGCAGTTAATTGTTCAAGTGCTAACAGTTTGTAACCTAATGCTACGCCTGAACTATTTCCAGCAAAATTTTCATCTTGCATATCAGGGATAAAAGAAAATTTATGAATATCCTGGTTCAGTCTATTTTTATTATTTTGAGAATATGTGTCGTTTATATTTTTTACTAGCCATTTAGCATCTCCATTTTCTCCTAAAAGCATTACTTTATTCTTTTTCAGACTTTTTATATCTTCTTCATCAGTTCCTTGCATATTTGTTAATACTAGGATTGCATCTGTAAAATCCTTCATATCATCTAATGAGGTTGACACTGCTTCATTATATCCGTCAATCAGTGTTATTACTTTTTCAAAATCCCCAAGTTTCCTTTTGTTATTAGCAAACTCAATCAAAGGTACCCTATTAAAACCGTGCATTCTAGTTTCTCCCTGTACCTGAGGTGTCAATATTACCCCTTTGTAATCCATAACAGAAGTAAATGTATTGACAGTTACAGTCTTGTTGTCATAAATCTCCAATATATAAACATACTCATTGCTTTCATTTTTTTCTCTGCTCCAACGAACTGCATATTTAATATTTTTGTCTATTGTATTATCCCTAATGACAAATACATCACGAGGATCTAAGGCTTTAAAGTTTATCGTATTATCTATATTTTTATACCATAACTCATACGACCGCCCAAAAATCGAACAGTTTTCAGCATGCTCATAATTACACTGCTGTTCTTCCTCCGTTGCTAAATATTTTCCAACCATCTCGTACTCATTAGCCAAATTATCTTCCAACAACTTATAATTGATATTTTTCCCAATAAAATAAGCTGTTGCTATCGTAGTTATATAGCCTGGAAAATTGTGGATAAGTTTACTATCTGGTTTCTCCTTCAACCTATTAGGTTTTTCCAATATTTTATGCCTACCAACATAATAGTCTTCCAGTTTTTGTAGCCGCGCTAAATCATTTACTAAAAAATCCCACAATGCTTTCTCCAATGTTTTTAATTCCATCATCTCACCCCCAATATATTTTTATTAATTGTCTTCATCCGATTATTTCTCATATAATCCTCAAGTGCATATCTCATGGCATCCATTAAATGATTAAAGTCATCTATCGGTTTATTTACTGCTTTTCCAAATTTATCTTTATCCCAAGCATAATTAGATATCTCTGTTAAAAAATTTACACACCTTGGATGAATAAATATTTTAAAATCCTGAATAAATTGTATTCCAGCATTTATACTATCTTTCCCTTTTTTAGATGCTTTTATCCTTGTCAATCCTAAGCTTCTTAAATGTTCTATACTCTTTGGTTCTGCACTATCTGCAACTATTATTTCTTTTCTAAATCCAAGCTTTTCTATATTGTTGTAAATAGCTGTATTTTGCATTCCTTTTTGATATATTTCGTCAAAAACATAAATTTCTTTCTGCTCCATGTCCAGTATCCCACAAAAAAAAGCAGCAGGGTCATTCGTATATCCAAAATCTAACCCAAATACTGCTTTTGCTTTTTGCCTTTTATTTAAAATTTCTCTCCAATCAAATTCCAACTCTCTCCAATTTTCATAAACAAGCCCTTCAACAATTCCCCAGTTGCCAAGCCCTGCCACCTGATACCGCCTAGGATTATTCTTTTTCATATCTTCAAATAGCTTTTTATCAGATTCGTCAAGCCATTCATTACACAGGTAATTAGTTGTAAGAGCTAAAATATTTTTATCTTTTCTATCAAAAAATCTAGCTTTAAGCCAGTGTCTCTCATTCCAAGGATTGAAGCTAATAATTATTTGTTTAAATAATGGTTCTTCAACTATACCTCTTATACTTTCATCTAGCATATTAAACGCTACTTCATCTGTCAACTCATATGCTTCCTCTACCCAACAAAAACATAATTGTCCAACTGAAACTGAAATAGATGTAATTTTCAACGGATCATCGAAACCTCTAAATAAAATCTTTTGTCCAGTAGGTTTATATGTTATTTCAAGTGGACTTTCTTTTAACTCCCAATAGTCTTGAACCTGTAATCTATGTATTGCCCATTTTAAATCTGAATAGCAACTGTCTTTCAAAGTCCTGTATACCTTACGTACAACAAGAGTATTTGCATTCCTATATTTCATCATATTGTATACTATCCATAATGCCGTTGTCTTACTTTTCTTACTTGCTCTTGATCCTTTTACGACCTTGTACCTTCCCTTGAAATTCCAAAAATCTCTGTATCCTTTCCCAACCAACTCTGGAAGCCTTACTTTTCTACTCTTCAAGTTCGCTCTCACCTACAATCATAACAGGCACAACTCCTTCAACTTCAACTTTATCTGTAAACAGTCTATATCGTTTACCAAGTAGTTCCGCTGCTTTTAACCTATCTCTTAAATCTACATTTTTAATTATTTTTTCTGTTGCTGATTTCCCAAATCCTCCCACTACTACTTCTTCAGTTACTTCTCCTCTTAGAGTTGCAGTTAAGAACTCCAGTATCTCTTCAGCTTTAGCTATTCTATTATTTGCATGTTCTTCCATTATCTTTTTTATATATTTAGAAATATTAGTATTTTTTAGTAATTTATCAGCATTTACTCCTGCATACTTTTCTTTATACCCAGCCTTTATTGCGGATTCAGTAGCATTTCCACTAGCTACATAAAACTCACAAAAAGACTTCTGCCTTGCATTTAATTTCAATGCTACCACCTCCTTTTTGTAACAAAAAAAGACAGTCTTTAAACTGCCTTATGCTTATATAAAATCAAGGATTCAATGACAAGTACTCAACTCATACTCTTTCATCTTAACATATTATAACATATTAAAAATTATATACAATATCAAAAAAGTATCATTTTTCAATTTAATATATTTTTTATTACATCATCTGAAAATATAACTAGTTGCAACTGTCTAATCATTTTATTTTTATATCTCTTTGCAGTTATAACGCTTATATCTAATTTTTCAGATATATGCTCAAATGTTAAATCATCAAAATACTTCATTTCTATTATATCGTAATATTTATTATTCCTAATTGTACCTAATGCTCTTTCAACCATATTAACAACGTTTTCTATCCTTGTAATTTCTTCCTGTAAATTTTCAATCCTATTTTCTACTTTTTCTAATTCTGATAAATATACTTTGCTAGACTGTACATTAACACCTGTCTCTTTTTTCTGAATTGATATACCCTCTTTCTTCAAATCCTCTATAAGCATATTTTTAGAATCAATAGCACCTTTCAATAAAGATAACTCTGATAACAGCTTTTCTGTCTTTTGAAATGGTGTCAGCTGTTTCTCTGTTTTTATTTCTTTATCATTTTTCATTCTTTCTATTATTTTGTCTGCTATTCTGTCTATATCTTTTTCGTTCATTCTACTTCCTTTCTATTTCTTGTTTTTCTTTACACTACCTAAAAATTATGTTACAATTAATTAAACTCATTTTTGAGTTAGAGGGGAGTGATCTAAAGTGAAAAAGATTATTTCTCACTTTGTTTTTAGTTGCCCTCTAGTCTCTCGAAAAGGGAGGGCAGTACATTTAGAGACATTACAGCATATAAAGGAGTGATTGCTCCTTTTTTTTATATTTTGTATGCCTTAAAATGATTTTTGTAAATCTTTTTCAACTCCTTTATCTGTTCATCATCCAAATAAATACCCCTCACATCATACTTTCTTTCAAATGCTTCCGCTCCAATATCGTGCTTTTCGGTATGATGTTGCCTACAAAGCGAAATATACCTTCCCTGTCCTCTATCATTCGCATAACCTCCCAAACTTCCAGCCGACTGCCAATGTTCAAAGTCAACTGGAGTTCTATTGCATATTGCACAACGTTTATACTTTAATTTTGCATAAATATATTTTTCCTCATTCTGCTGTTTATATAGTGTTTGCATTTCTTCCCACATTGCTATATCATTCTGCAAAAAATAGTCAAACAGGAAATTAGTAAATGCCACAGCTTCGGCATTGCTCATTAATTTAAGTGCCAAGCTAAAAGTATCGTTCAGCTTGATAAACAACATTTGAATCTCATCAGTTACAAAATCCATTAAATCGTTCGTGATTATATTAATTTTGCTTTCTTTCGTATAATTCTTGTCAATTATATCTCCAATTCTGTCTTTCAGCTTGATTTCCATGTTTTTAAAAGGCTCATATCCCTTTATATTCTTGCCGCTGTGCTTAATGTAAAGTTTTTTCAAGTCCTCCTTTGCCTTGTATAAAAAATAGTCGGAAATGGCAGGCTTTTGCTTGCTAGTCTGCCAATTTATGTCTACACCTTTCAGCTTGTAAGCGTAGCAGTCTATGAACCAGTAAATCAGTTTTTGGTTTTCCCTGCTCATTCTTTTAGACATCTTCTCTTAGCCTTCCTTTTCTTTGTAAATTTAATATTCTTAAACAGATTAGCATTTAACTTCATAAAATTAAAATCGCTATCATTTACTTTTATTCCGCTTAAAAGCCTTGCTTTTATTCTTTCGTATACATTCTCATCCATTTTTCCTCCATAAAAAAATCACAGCTAAATTAATAACTGTGATTCTTTTTCGTTATGCTTGTATTATTTTTTGAAAAACAAAATCTCCATTTTTATCCATTTCAACCAGTTCTTCCCCATTTTCTTTAAACAGATCTTGGCAATATTTTCTAGCTGTTTCATACACCAACCAATTAAATAGTTTATATTTTCTAGCTATTTTCCCATAATTTAATTCCTCGCTTTGATACTCTTCGCCAGTGTACAAACAATAGATTATCAAAAATGTTTGAACACCCATCTAGCAATTCTCTTTCATTCTCAAAATCCTTTAATGTAAAAGGCTTTAAATCTTCAGATGGATTAAATTTAACAAAAATTTCGTTTAATTCATTAAAAATATCTTTGTACTCCATTCCAATCAAGCTATCAGATTTTTTCAGCTTTTTCTCTAATGCTCCAAAAAGTTTATAATTTTTATTTTTTCTCAAACTTCTCATATGTTTCTCCACCATCTCTTCCATTCTTTATAAATTAGGAATTGTATACTTTCCAAGTCTATTCTTTCCATTCCGATTTCATTTTCTATAATTTCATCGGAAATATCTTTTCTTGTTTCTGTGTCAGTAGCTTTAAATCCATCTTTTTTAGCAATTATTTGAAAAATTTCTGTTAATTTATCAGTTACTTCAAAATCATATTTTTCTTTAAATTCTTCAAATGTTTTTATTTTTTCTATCGACATCTTAATTTGCCTCCCTTAATTCAGCTTTTTCAATCCAATTTTGAACATATAACAAGGCTTCTTTCAAATCTTTTCTTTTTATATCTCTATAACTTGCTACTCCGAAACGATCTTTTACATCTCTATGTATTGCTGGAAACATTAATTTTCTTTCAGCATTAATTACATCTAATCTTTGATACACCCTAACATTTATCGCTCTTTGTAATTTTCTTTGTTCTCCTGAATCTAGTGTTATTTCATTATCAACTTTATTTTCCACCACATCTATCCTATGTTTTACATTTTTCATTTCTTTTGCTTGTAAAATTATCATATCTTCAATTGTTAATGGTTTTTGAATATTATCTTTAATAACATTTTTCATTCTTTCAAATTCATTGATATATGATACATTTAATAAAAATGCTTTTGGTACTGAAGCATTATATCCACCGATTAATTGTGCTATACCTTTTTCTGTAATCAAATAGTTTTTATAGCTTTTAAAATTCCCTTCTACTTTATACGAACTAGGTATATAGAACTCAGTAAAATCAAGGTTTTCTCCGAGAACGGAACTTTCCGTTTTCGTGAATTTCTCTATATATCCGTCTATTTTCTCCAACAAATCATAATGATTTACTCCCAACTCTTCTGCTACTCTGTTACTTGTTGTTACTAAAACTCCATTTACATTTTCTACACTTACTTTAATTAATTCCATTCTTTATATCCTCCATTATACTATTTTTTTTATGCTGTTTCTTTTTCTGAATCTTTTTGAACTCTATTTTTTGCTTTTTCAATTAATATATCCAGTTCATTTTGTATACCATAAACCTGTTCAACCAAATTAGCGTATCCAACCCTAAATATCTCTTTTGATTCAAAGCTATCGAATATTCCATATTCTAAGGCTATCATTAGACTTCTTACGCTTTCTATTTTGATTTTGATTTCTTCCACATCCAGAAACGTTACTTTGTTCATAAAATTTTCCTCCTAAAAATATTGATTTTTTGGAGTTTATACAGTATAATAAGGTTGTGAGGTGCTTATTGTACTGTATTCTCCTAAAGTCTAACTAAAAGGATTTTAGGAGATTTTTTATTTCTTTTTCAATATTAACTGGTTGTTTTCTTCATCGAAAAACAATTCAACGGTTCTATCTTCTGGTGTAACGCCTAATTTTCTTAACCAAGTAATAGGTACTGTCAATCTAGTTGCAGTTCCGTTTCCAGCTTTGTAAAAAGAAATATTTAAATCTCTTTTTTCCATTTCTTCTCCTTCCGTTAGTCCCATATAACTATAACATATTGGGACTAACTTGTCAACTACTTTTTTAAAATTTTTTATTATACTCTATAAACTCCACAATATTTCTAGGTATTCACAGTTATTATATTTAGTTGTCATTGTCCTTTCTACTATCCTAATATTACAATCTATATACTCGCTTGTATTACCTTGAGCTGTTACTTTTTTTTGAGTAATAGTTATAAATCCATATTCTTTTATCCGTTTTCTAATTCCTCCACTTCTATTTCCACTTTATCAAATCCACAGCCAACTAACTTTTTAACATTTAATTCCTCTATCTGTGAATCATCTTCATAAATAATTTTAGTCATTGAATCCAGGATCGCTTTATTGTAATTATCTATATCCCTTTTTCTCTTATCCTTGAAATAAAGCCTCATACTGACTTTCAAACTATTAGCCAAGGGTTTACACCTAAATTGCTTTTTAAGCTCATCACAGGCTAAATTTTCAAAGATTTTGCCCCTTTTAGACTTGTATCTCCCACTTGGTTTATTTATCCATAAAGAATTTACAGACGGTGGCATTGTGGATAATTCTAGTTTTATCAATCCTTCATCGCTCCTATTCTCTGTATTTTTTTATCAAATCCTAATCTAACTGTTCCCAGTTCTCCACTTCTGTTTTTCCGTATGATAAATTCAATTTCAGAAAAATCTTTTGCTTTCACAACGTTTTTTTGATAATAGTCCTCACGATGCAAAAAAGCCACCACATTGCTTGCCTGCTCTATCCCTCCGCTGTCTCTTAAATCTGCCAGCAATGGTCGCTTATCTGCTCC